GAAACTGCTGGGACGATAGAAGTGAAATCTTTTTCTACGACTGCAACGCCTGGAGATAGTTGAAACGGCATTGTATTTCTCCTTGTTTAATAAGTTTTACTAGACAAATTTCATGTCTACATTTTATTTAGTTTTTGCACGATTTCTAGAAGTTTAGAGGAGGTTTCTCTGGACCACCATCGTCATAAAAACCAAATGGAGTGAGTTCTTCTTCAATTGCCTGCATTTGTTTCTTATACATAACTTCTCTTAGATTTACATTATTTAGGTCTTTAAAATACGAGTTGGTCGTTAACCAACCAAACAGAACTAAAGGCATAACTAAGTCGTCATGATATCCTTCGTCTGCTTCATAAGATCCTTTCTTTTCAATAAAAGTAGAGATCTCAGAAATAGTATCAGCGTCGTTTATTAATAGTTTGTTTTCTTCAACTAGTGCCTTAAAGTTATGACACCCAATTCTCTTAATCTTCTTATCAGTATTTACACCTAATTGAGTCTTACCACCACCGAATCCTCCAGAAACAGTTTGACCCAAAGTATGACGAGTTACAAATAAGATATTCTCATACTCCATTTCAGAATATAGAATATGAGCCACTTGTTCAGAGATATTAATCTCTAGTAAAACCCAAGCATTATTGTAGTCTTTACCTACCTTATAGATTATATTAGGATAGAGTAGAGGACTAATCTCGTTATTTCTATATTTTGCTACAAGTTTGTAAGGAGTTTCTGTGATGTCGATTACTTGAAATGCAGAATAATCTCCACCAACCCCTTTTGCTACATCGGCTACTAAACAATATGTATGACCAACTTGTGGTTCAACATAAACATCTAGACCATCTTTTGTAAAAACTCTATTTGAAACTGACATTTTTGCAATCGTATCAGAGTTAATTAGAGTTAAACTAGAACCTAAGAAGTTACAAAGAACCTCTTGATTGTATTTTAATTCACCAAGCATAGCCTTTTGTTCAAGTGCCCATGCTTCGTCACGACCAGGAATTTCCCAGTAAGGAATGAATAATGGAACAAATCCATTACGACCATTTTCAGCATCATTCCAGAACTTCCAAAAATGATTATAACCTAGTGGTGTAGATGACAATAGAATCTTTGTTGTTTGACCAGCAGAAATTGTTGGGTAAACAGAAGTAAAGAATTCTTCAGCAATATTATTTGGAATAATTGCTGCCTCATCAACATACAATAAGTTTACAGATCGTCCACGAATACCAGACTTACCTGTTGCTGCAGTAAATACTTTTGAACCATTTTCTAGTTCGATGTCACCTTTGTTCCAACCAATAACACCCTGTTGCATCCATTTAGGTAACAACTCATACATTGTTTGTAAACGATCTAAAACTTCTCGAGCCGAAGTCGCTTTATTAGCTAGAATCGCTACAGTTTTATTTGGTTGAAATAGTGTATACCAAAGAATATAAGCAGCAGATGTAGTCGTCTTACCTTGCTGACGACCTTCCATAAGAATCACTCTTCGATTACTATGAATAACATCAATCTTTTTCTTTTGACAGTCGTAAAGTTTAAACAACTGTAGACCATTATCAAGCGTTACAATATGACAATAGTTCTCAATAAAGTAAATTGGATCTTGCGAACATTTAATATATTCCTGAATGTTCTCAGGAGTAAACTCGACTGAAACACCAGCTGCTTTTAAATTCGCATTAGCATTATAAATTTCTGCCATATTAGAAGTTATCTTGCCAACTTTCAGCAGATACAGTAGCAGTGGTTACATCACCATCTGCATTGTAAATTCTGTTAGGATTACTAAAGTCTTCATTTTGACCAATGTTAGCGAACACCTCATCAATAACTTTCTTATTCGCCATTGGACCAAATAGATTAGTTTTAATTGTAAATGTTAAACTATGAGTTACAAATCTACGAGTTTGAAAATCTCCATCATATTCATCAGCTGCAGTGACACTGTTAAGAACGATAGGAATATCGAGTTTAACATTCATGTCTGGAACAGCATTAAGTGTAAGAGTATATTCTGGAGTAAATGTTGGTAGAATCTGCTCTAAAATTTGTAAAGCATCTTCTTGTGTTTTGGTTAAAATATACAAACCAATGTCGATGTTATATGGAACAGGAGTGTAGATAGCATCCATTGTATTCTGCCCATCACCACATTTAATTTGTTGCATACGATTTAATTTACGAGATGAATCGTAGTTATACCCAAGAATTTCAAATGACATTCTTGGCAAAGAAACATAGGTATTATTACTTAAATCTGGATCTTGTTCTAAACGAACTAACCACTTTTCTTTTGGTGCATATGCAAGAGGAATCTGTAAACGCTGAATCGTAGTTCCTGTAACAGAATCACCAGATTTACGATCGATATAAATGTCACTGAATAAAGTGCCAAACGCTACGATGCACTTACGAATAGTTCCGTGATAAAATACTTGATTGTTTAACATTATATTTCAGTATTCCTAGTTCTATCTACTTCACCAAATGGATTTGCTTCGCTGAACAGAACATCTGCTGCTTGAGTTTTAAACTTATTGTTATCGCCATAAGAATCAACTTTATCAACATCAGCTTCAATCACAGCAGTTGCAGCTGCGTTTGAACCACCACCTCCAGTAAACTGAACTACTGGAGCAGTTTGATATCCTGTACCACCATTTGTAACATCAACACGAATTACTTTACCTGCAGTTGGTCCAGAACCAAGCACTGCAGTTGCTGTGGCATCTCGTCCACTTGATGTTACTAATGTGACAGTCGGAGCAGTTGCATAACCAGATCCCTGATTTGTCACATTAATCTTAATAACAGTACCGTATGGTGAACGAGTTGTATTTGTTGTGAAAGATTTAAGTGATTCAAATGCGTCCACTTCTGCAATACCAGTATCAATTCTTTCAGAAGCGTATTGAAACAATTCAACTTGAAGTTTATACACATATAACTTACCGAGTTGATAAAATGGATCTTGATGTGTTACAAATTTAATTTCAAACAAACCTTTTGTTAAAGGAAAATAAATTAAATCACCTTCATTTGGGCGAGTTGGAATAGTTGTTTGTCCATAACGACCAACTAGTTGATCCCATCTACGACGAGCAACTACTAATGTAGCTGATTGCTCTACCATTAATCCAAACTTCTGAATAAACTGTCCTTGTCCTGCAAATGAATCTACATTTTCAAAATACATTTCAATTGGAAATGATGCTTTAAATTCGGATAAACGATCCTCACCAAGAATTTCATCTTTTGACACAAGTTTTCTTGGGATGTAGAAAAACTCTTGACCATAAATCTTAAGAGATTCAATGATCAAGTCTTCTACAAGGTATTGCTCGTTTTTAGTACCTTGTGTAAAGTAAACATTAGTTGGCATATTAACCTATAAAGAAGTCTAATGGAGCAGATTTATTTTGTAAATTTTCTTCCAATTCTTTACATTCAGTGACTGCTTCATCGTAAAGTTTATCACCATCCAATGTTACACCACCTGGAAGTTGAATACCAGAAAACTTTTTAATGTTTGTTGCCCACTGTCTTTTAAACAATGCTGTTGTATAGTGTTTTAGCCACGCTTCATTCCAAACTTTTGAAAACTCTGCTGGATCTAAAGCACGATATCCTTGCACGATAACATAATCGCCAAGAGGAATATCTGTTTCCCAATTAATGTCTAGGTAAACACGATTTGTTCTACGATTAAAACGGAAAGAAGTGTGTCCATTTAATTCTAAGTCTAATAGAGCTAAATGACTCATTACTGTTTTATAGTAAATGATAGATGTAGAAGTTAAATCGTATAGGTCATTCAAACGCAATTGATATTGTAAATCAAAAATGTTTTTAGATGAAGACGCTTGCCCTATGCTTAAAACTTTTGTGACACCATATACTAAATCATTTACTTCAATATACTTATTATCATATTCACGCTTTGTAATTGAAACTGTAGTTGCAGTTTGTCCAGAAGTAGCACCAGTAATGGCTTCACCTGCTGTAAATGTTCCAACAATATTTTTAACTAAAAGCAGAGTTCCAGTTGAAGAACGATTTGTTTCTTTTACAACTGTAGCAGTTGCTCCAGATGTAGCACCTGTGATTGTTTCAGATAGTTGATAATTTGCAGCGACAGAAGTAGTAAGAACAATTTCAGAGGCACGAATTGCAGCTTTCATATAAATCTGCTCAATACCATCGTAATGGTATTTTCTCCAGTGTTCTAATGCTTCGTCAATACGATCTTCTAACTGATCATCGTCCACATTTATCTCAACAACAGGTGCACCGAGTGCACGAAGTGCGTATTGTTTTAATCCATCTCTTGTAGAAACAGCCATCTTAGATTCCTACTTTCTTTTGTAGTTCTTCAATCATCACTTGTTGTTCTTTAATTGCTTGAATTAATAATGGAACAAGTTTGTCGTAGTGAACTGTTTTGTAGTTTTCACCAGAACGAGAAATTTCAACACCTTCTTGAATTTGAATTCTATCAAATGGTGCTGGGACAACAACTTGTGGTAATACTTTTTCTACATCTTGTGCAATTACACCAACTTGTTCTTTGTCAGAAGTATAACCATAAGATTCTGCCAATTCGTTTGCACGGAAAGTCACACCTTTTAATTGCATAACTTTATCTAATGCACCAGAAATTTCTGTAATGTCTTTCTTTAGACGCTCGTCTGAGTAGAAAGATGTAATTGCATTAGTTGCACGAATTTCACCAGTTGTACCAGATGCTGCAGTACCAACACCAAACGAACCAAACTGAACAGAAGCACCAGTATTGATAGACTGCGGTAATGATAATGTCACACCACCAGTTGAGGCAGAAGCTGTGACTTGGTTAGTGGTGCCAGTAATAGAAGTAACACCAGTGTTTGCAATAGTTACCGCAGTAGAACCATTATAAGAAGTTCCAGATAAACCAGTACCAATAGTTAATGT